CCTCTCTTATTTTTAATTGCCACTTGTTGAGTCTGTTGAATTGGAATTGGAACAATTACAGCATTACCCTCACCACTTTCATAAGTTGTTTCTTCTGCCACAGCATCTGCATTTGTTCTATTTTTATTATTTTGTTTATCATCAATCTTTGCATCCTCTTGTTTAAGTTCTTTTCCACTTGACTCTTCTTTACCAAAGAACGATTTAATAAGGAGAGGAGCTACAACCATTGGGTTATACAACTGTAAAATATTAGGAATCTTTTCAATACCACCAATTAAAAATCTAAGAGCCTTAGGAACA